AATCTTTCACAGCTGAAGAGAGCCCGATTGTATAGCCGGTCTTGGTCGCCTTCGTCGTGATGAGGTTATTCATCAAAGCGCCGGAGAGAGTGAGGTCGACCTCTGCGGTCTGATTCTTCCCGCCGGCCGTATAGCGTCGGCTCTTCATTTTGTATTCGCGATATCCGCCTTTAAAGTACATCCCCCGCTCTGTCTGCACACCACCGCGAGGCTCGAGGGGAGCATCCTTCTCAACGTATATCGGCCGCGTTGAGTATTTAGCGAACGGCCTATCCCGCGTGTCTTTCCCCGAATAGGTCCGGAGACGCACTAGGGCGATAGTATCCGCCGAGGCGATCATACTGTCTTGAGCTGACCATATCTGCGGGATAGTCAGATCAAGGGTGACCTTCATCGCCATTAGTGCTGCATCCCTCGCCAGCGCGGGAACTCGATGGCGATGTCTTTCTCCCGCTGCGTCGGCTGGACCGACGGAAGAGAGAAGGTGCCTCGAGCGTCAGTGACCTTTCCGCCAGCGCGCCGGACGTTGATCTCATCGCTGTCGATGATGCCGTCGTCGTCGGTGTCGAGGGTGAGCTGACGCATCGCTCGGTCGAAGAGCGCGAGCGCGCGCTCCCTCATCTTCTCGGCGACGTCGAGCTGAGCGACCATCTCATAGACCCGAGCGGCGGCGAGGTAGCGGTGAGCCTCGAGGAACACCTCCGGGTTAAAGATGTCATCTTCGGTCTGGTCAGCGAGGAGGTCGTCGCGGACGTATAGCCGGAGCTCCTCGAGCGCTGCCTCGACCTGAGGCGAGAGGTCTTGCTGACGCCGCGGGACCATGTCGGCGAGCTGGGGCATGGCCGACACGAGGGAGGAGTGAGTCAGGCCGGAATCGAAAGGGCGCCGGACGACCTCGACCGTTCCCTTCTGAATCTTGAATCGATTCGTGGGTGCCTCGGCCGTGACATAGGCGACCGTCGTGTTGATCAGCCCACGCGTCGCCGTATCGGCGGCCGGTATCGTCGCCTCCCATCGCGCCCACGAGAGCGTCGCGCTCGCCGTGAGCGCTAGACCACGCGGGAGGACATCGCCGAGGATAGCGGTGGTCCCGTCGACGCGGAGGACCGTCACGCCGAGATAGCCGTCCTCCGCGGTGATCAGCCACGCCCGACCGGGACCGACACCGACGAGAGACGCGGCGCTCTCGCTCGCGCTCAGCGTCAGCGTGCGCCGATCAGCTCCTAGAGCGGTGACGGTGACATCAGCATGAGCGACCGTCATCGAGGAGGGGCCTCGCGTGGTCCCGTCGGGGAGGACATAGGCGAGGCTCGGCGATCCGTTCAGCGGGAAGGGCGCCGACCATCGGAAAAGGTAGTCCTTATTCTGCGCTGCCTTCATCCTCGCCCCTCTTCCGGCTCATGAGTCGGGATAGTCACGTCATGAATCCATGCTGAAAGCCGCTTAGCGCCTAAAAGGTAAACCAGCTCGGAGACCGGATGAGCTATCAGATTATGAAGGCTCCACGAGAGAGGACCTAGCTTTGACAGGAAGTCTTGAAAGCTCATCTTGCTCTCCTCGCTTTCTCGTTTGCTCGTCTCACCTCGGCGTCGGTCCCCCGGTCGAGGTTGGCCGAGTCTATCAGCTCCTCGCTGACGGGCGACCAGGAATGACGACAGTTATAGCCGCCGCCTCGCACTAGCACGGGCTCGAGCTGATAATTCCTCATCTGGCCGATCTGGCTGGAGGTGAAGACTTTCCCGACGAGCTCGCGACAAAATGAGCGCGTTATGCCGTCGAGGGGTCCGGTGTAGAGATAATGGTCGAGACCAGCTGCCTCCGCGGCGACCGCTGTGAGCTCTCGCCCAAATGAGGTGAGTCTGGTCCGCGCCTCGGTGATTTGTCTCCCCTCGGCGGAGCGTAGAGCAGCGTCGAGCGAGCTGATGACAGCTGAAGGCTCGGCGCTGAATTCAGCGGAGGAGAGCGCGTCTCTTACCGCTCGCTGAGTATCTGGGAGGATGACGTCGTCGAAGATACCCTCGACGGTGTCTTGAGCCAGCGCTGACCCTATCCCTCCGACGGCTGCGATATCGAAGCCGTCAACGGAGGTGAGGAGGAGCTCCTCGACATTAGCCAGCGTCTCCCGTTCTGCGTCAGTGACCTCAAAGACCGACTCGGCGAGCCCCTGATCGAGGAGCCACGCCGACATCTCGTCACGACGCATCCGGCGGAGCTCCTCGAGCCCGCCTCTTTCCGCGGCTGCTTTGACCGCGGCGACGACTTCTCGCTTGCTCTTCCGAAGAGCTCGACGAAGTCCCCGCTCTAAGCTTGCCTCTACCTGTAGTTGCCCTCTAGTCGCCCGCAGTTGGCGAATCAGACGCTTGTCCGTCGCCGCTCGGATCTGGCGAGTTAGGTCGTTGATCGCGACCGCGTCCGCGTCCTCTTCGGCGAGGCGAACGTGAGAGCAGTAGAGGCAGCCCATGACACTAGGTCAAGCAGTCAGTGAGGAGGCGACCGCGCGTCGCGTCGACCAGCTTGAACTGCTGAACATGCTCGCCCCAAACGTGACGGCGGACGAGGTCGAGGCTGTCGTACTGACCAGCCTGGAGGCCCTTGTACTGCATATTGAGCGCAGCGACGGGCATGGCCTTAACTCCACCGCTCTTCTGAGCGACGGCATCGGAGCCGCGGAGGATATAGAGGCCGATGGTCTCGGTGTTCCAGATGTCCGCCTCGGAGCTGGTCGCGCCGGGGATAGCGGTCTCGCGACGCGCGCTCCCGACATAGACGTTGGGGACAGCGAGAACCGAGCGGAGGACCTCGATCACAGCGCTGTCCGCGAGGATGCGGTTGCCGCTCGCGATGCCCTGTCCGCTGTCACCGACAAAGCTTCTGATCTCGGGGTTCCGAGCGAGCGCGCGGAAGACGTTATAGCCGAGGACCATGGTGTCGGCGACGATGCCATGGTTCGCCGCGCGGAGGACGTCGAGCTGCTGATGAAGGAAGCTCAGGGGCTCAGCGCCGGTGGCGTCAAACTTCGTCGCGGGCGTCGTGTTGTTCGTGAACTGAGCCGTCGAGAACATGAGGTCAGCGCAGCGCTTCTCCTGAGCGAGGAGGAGAGCCCGGCGAACCTTGCGGGCGCTCCGCGCCTCCTCGGTGCCGGGATACTGCGAATCCTCGATGTCCTCCATAGCGATGGAGTCCTCGAAGGAGTGAATCTCCGCCTTGAAGGTGAGGCTAGACCGGTTGAAGCTCGAGAGGCTCTGACGACCGGCGCCGGGAGCTCGACGAGAGTCAGCCTCGGGAGCCCCCATGAAAGAGCGGGTCTCCTCGACGAGGAGAGTCCCGCTGCGCTCGGGGATATCGACGCGCTCCATAACGCGGTCGGCGATCAGCTGGGAGTCGCTCGGGACAGCCTCGGAGACGATGCCGGTGAGGATCTGATCGACCGGATGGAGATTGCTATAGCTAGGACGTGCCATGAGTCAGCGCTCCTTAGGCGAACTGGCTTGCGCCGGTGAAGATGACCTCGATCTCGTCGCCATCGGCGTAAGAGGTCGCGTTCTGGTTGAAGAGCACGCGCGCGACGCTGTACTCGGTGCCGGCGCCGTTAGCCCACGGGATGAGGCGAGCGGTCGCGGTCTCGACCATGAGGAGAGAGTGAGTCCCCGCGGTGAGGGTGTCACCGGCGAGCGCCTTAGTCCGGCCGAAGACGACGACCTCGACGACGTCGCCGGTAGAGGCGGAGCGCTGAGCGATACCGTCGGCGAGCTCGCCGGTGGTCCCATCGGCGAGAGCGACCTTGCCGTTAGCGTCGATCTTCACAGCCTGGAGAGCGACAATCGCCTCCGCGGCCTCAAAGGTGAGGATGTCTGAATTTCCGAGACGGCTCATTTAGGCCTCCATAGCAGCGAGAAAGAACTCGCGGTCGTTAGTGCGGATCTGCTCAAGAGCCTCGGAGAAGGTGATGCTCTTCTCCGCGGCGATGCTCTTCGCGCGGTCGGCGAGAGACTCACGGTTGATCTGCTCCCCGGATGCGCCGTGTCCGACCTCCCGAAGGGGGACAGCGGAGCCAGACGCGCGCTCGGAGAACATCTGCCAGAAAGCGGAATCGCCGGCCTTGTCCTGATTCCAAGCCTTCTCAGCGAGAGGACGCTCAGCGGGAGAGATACGGCCGGTCCGGACGAGCTCGTCGACGGCGCCGGTCCGCTTGACGGAGTCATTCTCCTCGCGGAGCGCGGTGAGCTGCTCGCGGAGGCTCGTGACCTCAGCGAGGAGGAGAGCGGAGCCCTCGCTCATCGCGTAGCTCTTCTTCTCCATCATCTTCTCCTCGTCCTCTTCCTCGGCCATCTTCTCCTTCTCGGAGTCCTCGGCCATCTTCTCCTCTTCCTTCTCGGCGAGGTCCTTCTCGCTCTCCTCTTGGAGCTTCTCCTCGTCCTTCTCGGCGAGGCGCTTCTCCATCTCGGCGACCATCGCCATCTTCTGCATCAGGAGGTCGACGAGGTCGCCCATCTCCATCTTCATCAGCTGCTCGCGGGTCTCCATAAGGTTGACCTCCTCTGACAGTAGAACACGGTCGACCGTTGCTGCGGTTTGCTGCGGTCGAGGGGTAAGGGTGATCGCGAGGAGTTGAGCGCCCCCGGTGGGAGCCCCGCTCTCTCTCGCGTAGACTTCGCCCATGACGAACTCTGGCGAAGACCAGAGCGAGCCTTGAGCTTCTGAGACGGTGCGTCGTCCGCGGTCGTTATAGGCCGGGACAGCGATCAAGCAGCTTCCATCCTCGGAGAGGCGGAGGTCGACTATCTCGCCGAGCGCTCCTCCGGTCTCCGGCGTCGATGGCGTGCCTGGAGAGCTCTGGTGATTCCAGTCGATGATGACCGGGTCGGCATCGCGACGCTCGCGGAACACCTTGACCAACTCGGCGAGGAGCTCGGGAGTGACCTCGGCGATAGTCTCACCGCTCATCCGGCTCGCGACGGTTCCCGCTCGAAGGGTCACGAACGGACGACCGAGCTCTTGCCCCTCCTCGAGGACGACTGTCAGACCGTCGAGGTCAACCTCTTCTGCCTCGGAGAGGGTGTAGGCTCGCTCGGAGAGTTTCTTCTCATCAGCTGCGTTCATTTGACCCACTACTTTCCGCGCCCATGCAAAGCCGGGGTCGCCGCCCCACCCTTGCCACGCTTGCCAGCCCTTACCCTGCTCTCCCCACGTCGCGCCCTGCTTGTCGACTTCATGTCGGGTGAAGTAGGCAAGCATCCGGCGAACCGTCTCCGGCGAGAGCTCGACGCCGTTCTGGAGGTCACGCGCTCGAGCGATGCCGACCGGCGTCATCCCTCGCTGTGATTCTGGCTTCTCCGCGCGGACCTCGAGCGCTCGACGCGCGGCGTCTTGAGCTCCTTTGGGAGGAGTGAAGTCGATATGCGAATACTTCGCCGGCTTCTCCGCGAGCTCTTTCTCCCGGTGTTGCGGATGCTCTTTAGGGAGTAGGTCGAGGTCGGTGTTGTAGGCCTTCTTCCGCTCGCCGGTCCCGACCAGCTTGAGGAAGGCCTTAACCCGAGCGAGCGCCCATTGTTCACGCGACGTCACCGATGGCCGGTGAGAGGTCGAGAACGCTCCGGCGCCTCTCCGGTAGACGGCTTTGAGCATCCCGAGGTCTACCCTCTTGCCCTTAGCGGTGTACTTCTCGTTGTGCTCGTCGCGGAGGTTTG